TGAATCAAAAGTTGTCCCAGCATTAACACTTATTTTATTGCCAAATTCTGCACCACTACTGCTTATTACTAATGAATCAGAACCAGAATTAGCATTTATTTTTAATATAGTTTGTGAATTTGTTTGGTCCTTAATACTAAACTTTCCAAGATTAGTTTGTAATCTAAAATCTTGATTATCATCACTATCAACAATTGATATTTGATTATTAGTAGCTGTAAAAAATCCTTTTGTAGCATTAATATTACCAGCAAAGGTCGCATTGTTACCAGAAATAGCTATTGGTGCATCTGTTAGTGTGTCGCTATCTGACCACATTACAACATCGTTAGCTGTTCCTGAACCATCTACTAATCCACCATCTGTTTCAATTATATTGCCACTCGAATCTACAGCTAAGTTTTTTGCAATAGTACCTGTTTTATTTCCTGAGCCATAAGCATTAAGTTTTATGCCACCACCACCAATAACTGTAAAATAATCGGCAGCTAAACTTTCAGAATGTATAACAAATTGATTTGCGCTATCACTGATATTCATCCTCCAATTACCCTGTCCACCAATAAATTGAATTTTGTTTGCAGTTCCATCACTTAATTCAAGTTCACCTGTAATTGTAACTCCTGTGCTTGTTGTTTCAAACTTTTTAGAACCATAATGAAAAAGTTTTAATGAACCTGTTCCACCGTCTGCCATAAGATAAGTGGTAGTACCACCCAAACCATTATCTGATTCAATAAATACATCGCCATCATCTTGCTTATTAAAAATAAATAGATTACCAGTTTCATTTTCTATAAAAGAATTTGCACCATCGTGATATATTCTTAAATCACTTCCAGTACCCATAAATATTTTAGATTTATCTGGAAAGTTAACAGCACCTAAAGTTGTAGTGCCATTCACTAAACTACCATCAAGTTTAAAATAAATAGCGACACCACCAGAACCATCATCACCTCTAAATATAATATCTGCATCATCAGTATTGTTTTGTATTGTTAAATTACCTGTAAAATTTGTAATTGTACCATGACTACCTGTATGTTCTAATCTTAAATCTTGATTTGTACCCAACCTTAATTCAATATTGTCATCTAATTGAACATGCTGAACAAATCTGTTCATTACAGTACTGCCATCCAAAAAGTAATAATTTGCAAGTCCACCTGAACCATCATCAGATTTAAAAAATATATCTTTATCATTAGCATTGTTCTCAATTATAAGATTTCCTGTATAATTTTGAATATAAGCATCTGTGTTATTGTGGTATAATTTAAAATCTACATCAGTACCTAACTTTAGTTCTTTACTGTCTAATAAGCTGATATGACCAGCAAAAGTTGCAGCTTGTGTTGAACCATCTAAGGTTAATGTTAATGTATTACCAGTATTTAATTTAAGAGTACCTGATGCTGTTATTTCACTATCTGTTCCTGTAATTAATCTTAAATCATAATCATCACTAAATGGTTTTTTTAAATCTATATGACCACCACTAGGTCCACCAATCTCCATAAATCCATAACCACTTGCAGCTTGTATTTCAATATTACTATCAGTTTTTAAACTACCGATTATATCAACATTGCCATTAAAAACTCCTGTGGTTGCATCTAAAGCACCAATAACTAATTTACCTTTTGTGGTCCATGATGCTGTAGAAGATGGCTCAGAAGTGCCTAAACCTATATAAAATTCAGGATTTGAAACACCACTTGATGCATCATAAAACATTCCAACATATTTTTCACCACTAGAATTAATAGTTCCATACCAACCTATGTCCATGGTATTAGCAACATTATCTTTGGCTAATTCCATCATATTATCACCAATAGCAACAACTGTGGAATCAACAATTGTTGTAGTACCATTAACAGTTAGATTACCACCTACTATAAGGTTTGAACCAATTTTTGCTTCTCCAGATGTTTGCAATTGATATGTTGGTGTTACACCAATACCTATCTTTGTAGTGCTTAGAAAAATAGGGGAATCATTACCCAAGCCATCACCAACTCTTTTGGGTGTTCCTGTTAGATTATCGTTATCTCCGATCTTTAAAAGTGAATCATAAGTGTCCTGAACTCTTTTGCCAGTTAATGTAGTACCCATAGAATTAATTTACTACAAATTTACTAAATAAAGGTTAGTTAGTTTTTCCCTGACCTATATACTTTTTTTTGTAACCAGTTTGACCTTGACTAGCATTTTTAGAATGGACACCTGGTCGCTTTTTTTTTGGTTTTGTGTAATGAATATAGATGCCTTTTTTAGCCATTGCCTTTAATAATTTTACTTGCCTTTTCTGTTGATCTACCACCAAAATAAGCAAGAACAACAGCCATCATCACCTTTTCAAAAGTATCATTCCAATTATCATGAATTACAAATGGAATGCTTTCTATGCTATCTAATATACCAGCAAAAGAAAAAACAACAATACACCATATTAATATCATAGGTCGAACATTTTTTGAAAGCCAAGAATCAGATTTAGAATCAGCTTCCCATCTTGATGTGATTGCTTCCATCTCTTTATTTTGTTGCTCGTATATTAATGTTTGTAATTTAATTTTATCTTCTGTTGGAATTTTTGCTTTTGTAATTTCAGCGATAGCATCTTTTGGTGATGTTACTCCATTTAAGACAGCACCTAATTGTGGTGATACTATACTTGCAGCACCAAATAAAAGTTTGCCAACTGTACTATCTTTGAATTTCTTTTTTAGTTTGCTCATATGTAAACTCTAAAATGTATTACCAAAATTAATAAATAAATATTTAATTCACTGTAATCTTGCTCACCATCAACAGGATAGTATTCAACTCCTAAGAGTAAACCATTTGGTATGGGAGCTACACCGAAATCCATTATGCATTTGTTATATCAATATACTTTGTTTTACCATCATCTCTAACAGCTTTTAAAATCTTGTTACGATTTTTATCTTCACTAACATAACTGACATGAACCCAATCAGGATTTGATTCAGAACCAAACTCGTAAATCATTTGGTCAAAATCTAAATTTTCTTTTATCCATTCAAACATTTCTTTATTTGTTTTATGGCCATATATGTCATCTATATCCATAGCTTGTCCCTTACAATGTTGCGATCTGGTAGAGCCACCTATTGCTTCATTTAAAGCTGATGATCTATAAAAAGAATTAATTTTAATTGGACCACCAACCCATTCTCTAAGTGGTTCAAATACTTTTTCAGCAAGAACCTTCATGTTGTTTAGTGTATCACCATCAGGTGTATTGTCAATGCCTAATCTTAAAGCAGTAACCGATTTGGTAGCTTCTTTTTCTGAAATGTGTTTACTAATCATAATCTATTAATTTGATGTGGCCCTTCTTGTAAATTGCATTTTATACCTATTGATGTACTCTTGTATTTCATCAGGATCAACATCTAATTTGAAAGATAAATCTGCTGCCCATTGACCTCTAGGTTTTTGAGTTTTTGTATCGTATAAAATAATAGTAGGAACTGATTTGATTTGATTTTTTATAGCTGGTGGTTGATCCTCTAGCTTTACTTTAATTACCTCTACACCTTTTATTTGTCTTAAATATGGATAATCATTATCAGAGTTCCATTTTGAATTGATGTGTAATAGTGTCATATCTTGTGCATTAACTGCATAGCTAACAAACAAAATGAATATTACATAAATTAAATGTTTCATCTTTTATAAACTTTATCTTCTAATTCTTTTATTGATTCTTTATTATCTAAAATATCTTCTTTTAAAACCTCAGTAGATTTTTCTATTTGAATAACATTTGACCTTATTAATTCGTCCTTTAACTTGAACTCCATCTTTTGAACAAACTCATCACCACTAAAATTTTCTACTTGATTTCTTAATTCTTGTATATCACCTTGTAGAGTAAACCACATACTAGCTAAAGATATAGCACCACCTACAATCATAGCTATTGTTTTAAGGTCAAGTTTTACTTCGGTATCTTCACTAATTTTTTTTGCCATTTACTTTTTTTATTTTTAAAATTGTATAAACTATTGTCAAAACCAATAAACCTATTCTAAGTATATCAACAATGTAATCAGCCATTGAAACTGCTATTGCTGTCGTATTCATAATATATATTTTTAAATCATTAAAATCCATATTTTAAACTTCTGCGACCTTATTACTCATTTCAAGTATTGCTCTAAAATAGGTATGGTCAATTAAATCTTCTTGCAAATATCGTAAACTTTCATTAGTAGTAGAATACACTTTAAAATTGTTAGCGCTTAAATCAAAAGCAGAAGAATTTTTGCTTATTAATAATTGCAAACAATCATCCATAATATCATTCATTGTCAGATCACCACCACTATCTGCACTAAATCTTGTAACTACTTCAACCCTTGTAATAATATCAGCGTTGTATTTTGTTTGATTGTCATCTATTTGAGATGTTGAAACACTATAAACTCTGATATATGGAAATGTAGCATCAGATGGAACTCTATTATATACAGGTACATTGGAACCACCATGTGATACATTGCCACTTAAAGCATTGATTACTTTTAATCTTATAAATCTAGTTGCATCTTTCACAATAATTGTTTTAAATCTTTTTCTATACCATCTAACAATTTTTTAAATCCCTTCCTAACTGCTGGAAAGAAAAATGGTTGAGGTGGTATATTAATTTTTCTTTTACCTTTTCCTTTGTATAATCTTTTTATTGTTGCAGATGGAATACCCAATGATTCTGCTTCCGATGTATTTACTAATGAACCAGTACCAAATTCTTGATATGGTGCATATTTTACACCAGCAAATACTTCGGCTGTCATACCAACAACCTCAGAACCTATTGATCTGATCAAATCACCATTATCTCTAGGTGCATTTGCAACTGCATCATTTTCCATAAACTTTACAGCATGAGCAATGTTAGTTGATAATTTTCTAGGAGCTTCTTTTCTTAATAAAGAAATCTTGTTATTCAACCTTGTCAAATCTCCAGGATCAATCTTAATATCAACATTTTTCATATAATTCTAGTTGCTATAATTTTAGTATAATATTTAGGATCATCATCATAAACTTCATTGATTCTATAATTATTAACATTACCTTCTATTTGTAATATACTAGTTCTATTATTAATACTGTCAAATGCTTTCTTTCTGCATAGTATTTCAATTCTACTAACCCAACTTCTTTTACCATCTTCAGATTTTATTTCACCACTTGTTTGAGTTATGTTTGCCCATATCGTTTTGTTTGTACTTACTGAATCACTATAACCACCATAACCATCCGATGATTTACTAACTGATTTTATAATTAATCTTCTGTCTAGTTTTCCAGCATCCATTATACAAACATACTTTTAAAAGAACTCAAAATATTTTTTACTTCTGTAGGTACAGTAGCTACAATAGTTCCAGAGACAAAATCACTTCTATTATCATAATATGTTGATGTTAATTGTAATATAGCTTGTTTTAGTAAAGAATCATCTAATCCTGTTGTTACATATACAACAGTAACCTTTTCTGCTGGACCATCATCTAATTCAACAGTTTCTTTATCCAAACCAACATTAGTATGTGTAACAGCAGAACCATCAGCATGAATGCTAGAAATACTTGCTACAGGGCCAAATGGCAAATCAAATAAACCATTTGTGTTATCCATGTAATAAGATCGGTTCTTTGCAACAATATCCCTTGATATATAGTTTTCGCACCATATTCTTGCTTGTGTGATTTGTCTTGCAATTAATGCATCATCACTAGCTGTATCTATTCTAGCATAATCTTTGAAATCTTGTGTTGTTACAATCTCTGAACCTGTCGTTGAATTAATCTTTACTTGTCGCATCTTTTGTTTCTTTAGAATCTAATTTCATTTCTTTAGTTTCTTTTTTTTGTTTTACTTCTTTCTTAATTGGCTCAACCCATCCTTTTTTAATCATGCCATGTACATTAGCATCAGCCATATCCATAACATCACCAGGATTGATTATTATATTACCATCTTTAAGTTGGATTTTTGCTTTTACCTTCATAATAAAATTTTATGTAAAGATAAAAAAAAAGCAACACTCGAATTTTCAAATGTTGCTTCTTAAGAGCTATTTACGAAATCAATGCAAAGTTATTAAAATTTTCTTTATACTGATTATAGATGGATAATCTCAAGGATTTTTGACCTTCATTTTTGACTATAAAAAATCCATTAAATTCTTCTGACCATAGAGCAAAGTAATCTACAAGGTGTGATGGATAGCTTGGTGATCCACTTCTTTTTAAAACAATTTGGATACTACGACCATGTTTATATCTATCAGCACCTAAGTATTTTACTTGAACCTTATACAACTTACCATCCTTTTCCAATATACAATCATACATTGAAGAATCTAGTAATGGAACTGAAACATTGTATCCTTCTTTTATGGCTGTTGTTGCAAAGTGATATTCAGCAAAGCATCCTTTCTGATTACCATTCATGCCATATAAAATACAAAAAAAACCAGATATGTTATATACCTGGTTTTGTTGGTCAGAAAAATAAAAACAACTAACTACTATGAAAACAGAATTTCTGACTTTACAATTTTTTTTATGTCTTTTAATTTGCTATATAGTTGTAGCTTTTTGGTAGCTGGTATTTGTTTCCAAACATCTCTACCAATTATTGCATCTATCATATCTTCTTCATTCATTATCATAATCTACATTTTTAAATACAGCAATGCTTAATATTAACAAGAATGGTCCTGTAATAAAATCACTTACAACTAAAACCGATCTAATTGCTAATAGTAATAGAAGGGAACCTAATCCTAATCTGATATGCTTTTTTTTCATTTCTATTTCTTTTTAATTTGCCAAGCTCTTTTGCTTTTTTTATGTAATGATTAAATCTTATTCTACTGCTCATTACTAAAATCTTATCATTAATATCATTGCACAACCCCAAATAAACATAACAATCAATGCATCAATTAATAATTTTTTTATTTTATTTTTCATAATTATTATTTTATAATCTCAGTAACATAAACCTTATACCATAATTCAGGATTAGATAATTGTCTTTTAACATCTTCAATTTTATCTTTAGATTGGTTTTTGTATTTATCCATAGACATAATTGATAATGATCTGTTTAGATTTTTAACATATCTATTTAACTTAGAATTTTGACTTTCGTTTTTTGTTATTATTAATTTCATATACTCAAATGTAAAATAATTTTTCAAAATAAAAAAATATTTTTATTGATATTTTAACACTACCTCATATAAAGACATAAAAAAAGAGGGTGAAAACACCCCCTTTTTGAGTATAAAAAACAATAAAAACTATATTACTATGGAGTTTCTAGTGCTGTTTTAGCAGTGCTAAATGTACCATCAATTATACCTAATGGTAAATAAGTAGCAAGTGCTATTCTCTCTTGACATCTTACAGTTACGAAACCATCTCTGATGTTTGTTCCATCTTCTCTATGGAATGAAACAGCAAGATTTTCTCTAATCCATAATTGGCAAGAATTGAAATCACCAACTAAGAATGAACCAGCATTAACTTCATTGTTAATGATTACTGGTACACCCATAAATGATGGTTGTAAACCTTGATAAACTTGATCTTTTAAATATCTTGACTGGCTATCCTTAAGTAATAAAATCTTATGGAAATCAGTTGGATTTAAAAGAATGTAGTTTGGCTTGTAGTTAGATAGAGCTAACTGGTTGATTGCAGCTACTAATACATCAAATTCATTTGCACTATCAACTGATTGATAGAATGCACCTGATGATGATGTGTCAAAGTTAGTACCTGAATTGTATAAACCATTTAGGTTTGGTGCTACACCATTACCACCAAGAATTTGGTCATCTTCAACTTCTAATAGTTTTGCTGGTACTCTGTTAGAAATGTAGCTTGTTAATTGAGCTGTATCATTTAACATTTCATCACTGATTCTGAGATAGGTCCCAATCTTCTCTACATTAACAGAAGTAGCAGTCATATCAAAGTCAGTTTGACCTAGTGTTGATCCTTCATTAGCAGCAGCAGCACCATTAGAATATCCTGATTCTTTTACGAATCTAACAACATCAGAACCAGTTGAACCATTAGGAATGATTTGTCTCATGTTCTGTGGTCGGTTAGGATCGAATTTAAATCCTGGAACCCTGTCGGCTGCTATAACTTCTCCTGAGAAATCTGCACCTGTAGTCATGTCAGCTTTAATTTCAAATTTAGCTGCACTTGTATTACCCTTTACTAAATTTTCAATAGCACCCTCATTGATTGCTTTTGTCAAGTTAGTTTTGAAATTTTTTGATTCATTCTTTTTTTCAAACATTTTTTTGTTTTCAACTTCGAATGCATCAAATCTTTCGTTAAATTTTTTAGTGAGGTTATCAATCTCTCCTTTAAGAGCTGAATCTGCCTTACCATTTGCACTTTCTAGTGCTTGTCCTGTAGCTTTCTCAATCTTTTCATCAATGATGTTTCCTAATTGATCTAGCTGATTTTTAACATTTTCATCCATTTTTAGAAAATTATTTTAAATTATTCAACAAATATTTATAAACATCAAACTCAGATTTTTCTTCTACTGGCTCAGTGATTTCAAAAATCGGCTGAGTAGCATCTATGAACAAAGATTTTAGTTTGTATATTTCTGCTTCTATGGCATATCCCATATCATCTGAGATATTACCCTTTCTGATTAGCTTAGATAAATTATCATATCTTTTATAGACACCTTCTAAATCAGTAGTGCCTTTGACATCCATTATTTTAGCTTGGTCATTTGCTGCTAGAGTAACAGCAGAGATTTCATATAGCTTTACTTCTTTTATCTCTCTGTAATCACCTTTATCTTCTTTTACTATTGGTAATATACCTACAGAGTTTTCTGTAATAACACCAGCTTTCATTAATTCAATTATATCTTTACCTAATGATGTTTTAGGAATGGTAGCAGTAAAAACCAAACCTTTTTCATCTTCATATAATTCATCCATTTTACCAATGGGTTGCATCATATTATGTTGGTATAAGTATTTTACTCTATGGCCATTTTCTTCAATTGTCTTTTGATAAGCTCCTTTTCTAATTATATCTTTATCTGAATCAACATTGTCGAAATATGAACCATATCCTTTGACAATATTTTTATCTTCATCTATGTCGCTTATAATTTCACCAAGTGGTGCAGTTTTGTAAATAAAATCCATAACTATAATTTTTTACAAAATTACTAAATTTTAATTTACTTATTTCTTAGTAATATTTCTTCTAATGGTTCACCTTCTTCAAATACAATATTGTTATCTTGGTCAGGTAAAGGTTTATTATGTTTGTTATCAAACAACACTTGATTTGGAATACCTTTAGGAAAAGCTCTACATCCACCAGCAAGTTCTTGGAAATGTTTACATCTAATACAAATAAAATTTTCTTGTCTATTTTCCATAATATTTTTCTATTAATTGTCCAACTTCAATTGCATACTTACTTGGTGAAGAACTTAAATGATATTCAGTAAATGCTTCTGCAAAAAATTCATCAGCATTTGTTGATGCATATCTACCTAAAAATATATCATTAAAAACAACATGATTATCTGCTTCCCTTAATGTAATTAATTCTGTCTTATATCTCTCTCTAATTTTAGTCAGATCGGCCCAAAATCTTTTACCAGGTGTACCCAAATTTAATACAAATTCTTTTTGTGCTGTATTAGTTATAGTTAACAAATGGGCCATTTCATGAACTGTAGTTGATAGATAATCCTTATCAGGATCAACATGAGAATTGAATCTTCTATCAAATTTACCTATCATGTTTGATTCATGCATCCTTACCCTTGAATTTCTTGTATTAAATGGTGAACCTAAGTTTATAACTTTTGTTTTACCTGATAATCTACTTGATTTTATATAACCAATAAATCTTTTGCCTGACCTAAACATTAATTGTACTTCTGCATCATTATGATATGTCGCATAATTATATTTTTTCATAAGAGATTTTATTTGTGATTGTATCTCATTATATTCTTTTAAACTTCTTTTAGTTGATAGTTGTAGTTTATTTATTTTTAATCCTACTTCTTCAAAGGTTTCTTTTATTTGTGTCCTAAATTGATTTAATGTAGTAGCAACACCTTCTACCAATGCATCACCAGCAGTGGCAATAGTTTGTACTACAGTGTTGGTAATTGTTTCTAAACTAAAACTAGGTATTCTTGATTCTCCTATACCTACACCTATATCAGATATTTCAGTTATTGGTACAGCACCTTCATCTGGTATTGTAATCATTCTACATCTACAATTAACAGTATTCTTTGCAGAACCTTCTCCAGGTCGCATTATTTCTTCTCCATTAACTAAAAATGGTTCTCCCATTCTTCTTGTTTGGCCATTAACTGATTGATGCCAATTTCTTACTCTTGCATCTCCCATAGTAACCCATTGCTTGGATAATTGATCTTCCGAAAACATTGTCTTACTTGATTCTTCTACTGCATAGTTAGATGCTCTTGTGCTTTCTGTTCTTACTAATCTTCTTGCTTGGTAATCTGAATATTGTCTAAAGTTCTTTCTAAGTATTCTAGCTTTTTCTCTTTCTCCTAATCTCATAAAGTCAGGGTCCTTCATTAACCTAGATGTTAGTTTAATTAATGAAGTTTTAGCTGTACCTGAAACAAGTGGAGCATTATAAGCTGCAATCAATGAACCATAAGTTGAAAAAGCATTTGTCCATTTAGGAGTAAATGGTTTAGGATCAGCTTTCTTATGATACTTTTCAAATGATCTGAAATACCAATTAGCAATGTGCAAACCAATATCAACATATAGTTGTTGGTATTTCTTTGTTATATCTTCTACTCTAAATAGATTATCATAACCAGTAGCACCAGTATCTAAAAAGTTTTGTACTCCTTTGAAGTAATTATCTTGATAAAACTTTCTAATTGAGGGTGTTACTTTCCTTTCTATTGCATCTACTTTAGAATCAAACTCTTTTACATATTTGTTTGATGTAAAATCTTTTATAGTAGTAACAAGCATTATTCATTATTTTCTAATTGACCAAGTTTTCTTTGTGCATACGATAACATACTTTGACCACCCCAACCTAAAAATGCAACATAACCTTTGTCTTTCCAAGGTGTATCTCTATAATCAGGATTTATTTTATTATATCCACCACCCTTAGTTCTTGATAGAAAACTAAAAGTTCTTTTTAAGGTTGATAGTGAAAGTTTTTCTCTTGCAATCAATTGATTCATTCTTGCCAATCCAACATTTGTCATTCCATCAACTTCAGCTCTACCATATTTATCAATCCAATTCTTTACTCTCTTGGCATTGTTTGTTGCTGATTGTGGATAATCATCATATCCTTCTGCTTTAGCTTCTTTCTTACTACTTAATGGATGGCCCTTTGGTAATAAATCTGTATCATGCTTACCACTTCTAAATCTACCATTTCTTAAAGCATAAAGGAAAGAATTACATCTGGCATATGCCCATTGGTCGCTACTTGTAACACTTGGTCGTACACTACTTGGGTTTGTGTTATATGCACCTACACCCCTTCTAAATACAGCTTTTAAAGTTCTTAGATTTGTTTTTTGCCACGATTTAGAAACCTTCTCGTTATGATCTTCTACTTTTTTTTTTAAACCTTTTTCTACAGTTGCAGATACCGATTTATCTTCATCTTCATCATCTTTGTGTGGTTTACCATAATGATACTTATCGTTCTCTACAGCTTCCATGTATTCATCATGTGTTTTGAATGGCATATATACTTCTTGGCCATCATAAGAATGAGAATGGCTACCAGAACCACCAAGCTCTCTAGCTCTTGATTCTGCTTCTTCTTGTGTAGTGAACACATCTGTCATTCCAGGAACTTTTGCTTTGTTTAACATCTTTTCCATATCAGGTTCATCAAGGTTTATATCAACAACTGGTACATCAATATCTTGATTATCTATTGGTAAAAGATTTGCTGGGAAATAATAATCATTCATAGATGGTGTATCCATATCATGGTCATAACTCATAGCTGATCTTTTCTCATTAGGTGTTAGCCACCATGCCTTTGACATTTGATCCACAATCTTATCTGTTTCTTCTTGTAATTCTGGTATAACAGAGAAATCATATTCAATACAAATATCTTCTCCATATTTAGGGGCCAACCATCTATTTAATTCATCTTGTATCTTTTGCAATTCAGGTATTACACAATTCTGATATAATGCCTTCTTTGCTTCTTTCATGTTATTATAGGTACTTGATTCAGTATTATTGAGAAGTTGTACAGGTACATTAAAAATATTACATAAATCTTTAATAGATGCATTATATTGTTCTATAAGAGATAAATCAGCAGTTGATAAACCAAAGTTTACCCATGATAATTTCTTAGGTGTTATGATAACATCACCAGCATGACTGGAACCTTGATGTTGCCTTCTAAACTTATCTTTTAGTTGTTGAGCTTGTACCTCATTTAAATCTCCTTCTTCACTCATTAAGATACCTCTACTGGTTTGATTTTGCAAGAATTTAACACCAGTTTCTACTGCTTCGTTGTTTGTAGTCATTGACCTCATACCAGCTTTAAGTGGTGATTGGCCATACATATGTGAACCTGAACCATCGTAATGGGGATTAAAATCCTTTATATGCAACATATCATCTGCTTCTATTCTATATATACCATTATACTCAATTGTATAGTAATCTACTGGTTTCATTAATCCACCAGTATTTATTTCAACAACATGAGATGGCATAACATATAATTCTGTGTATTTACCTACATTTTCACCTGTATCTGGACCTATACCATAAACATATCTATTCCCAGTTAACTTACCAAAAGCCACAAGCTCAGATATAAAAGATGCATAAGATTGAGATGGATTTGGTCGTTCCATTAACTTATGTAATTCTGTATGTTGTAATTCTTCTAATGCATGACTTTTCAATAGGTTAGCTTTATACATTACAGATGAATCAGCAATACCAGAAGATAATGCCTTATAGCTCTTATACTTACTTTCATTTACTTTTCTATAAATGTGAAATGGTATTGTAGATGCAGCTTTGGTTATGATATTAATAAGTGAATATACAGTTGCATTTTTTCTATACCCTTCATCAATATAAGTATTGTCATTATCAGGGTTCCAAAGTATAGAATTACCTAAATAATTGTATATAGCTCTGTTATACTGTTCATTGGTTTGCTGTGATTTATTTGTAATTAAGTATCTTAACCTATCGAAGAATGATGCCATTAATATATAATTTTTTGTAAAAATACAAAATATTAAATTCTTATTTTATACCACATAGAAATTGTATCTATTTTTCCATCTACTATAAACAGCGTATCTAAGGGCATCTGCTGTATGGTCATTACCTGATATGGGTTTGTTAATTATTGTTCCATCTTTTAATTGATCCCAAAAATATGTTCTTTGCTCTCTTTGAATGTTTTTAGATTCACTTGATACAAATACTTCAAACTCTTTAATTAAACTAATACCAGCATTTATACTACCTTGGCCCTTAATTGCTCCTTTTGCTAAACAACCCATTTGTCTTAGTTCTTCAATACTTTTAGGTTCTGCACTATCACAATAAGATAATATATCATTAAGATTGTTTTGTTTTAAGAAGTTTGCTAAATCTCTATTGGTCATTCCTGTTTGATATAACCATTCATGCACATATAGTTTGTCTCCAACCTTACCAACTTCTAATACTACTGCTGGATCATTTGTATATCCAAAGTCAATACCAATGACCTTATCATCTATATCAGGGAAATCACTCAATGGTATATATTTCCAACCTTTAAATATTTGTCTATCTGAAAACACAGCTCTCTTACCTTCTCCGAATACTCTCCAATAATCAGGGTCCTTATATCTTAATCTCTCTATTTCATCTACTGTTTCTTTAGGTAAAAACTTATTGTCTTTGTATGTAGATAAAAATAAATCAGCATCATCACGATCTGCTAAATCATAAAGGTAATGTATGGGATCAGATGGGTTGAAATCTATAAGTATGTATTTTCTAGTTCTAAGGGCCAATTGTCTAAAATCTTCTTCAAAACATTCATTACCCTCATTCATCCATAGTATATCTCTAGCACTACCTCTTATCTTTTGAGGATCATCAGTAGAAAAGAACTCTAATGTATGGCCATTGTATTCAAATGTATTATCTGTCTTATTATGAACTCCCTGGAAGTATATACCCAAACCCTTGGCAATATGTTGGAAATCCCTTAGAACTGATCTTTTGAGTGCTGGTAATGTCTTTCTTACTACACTAATAGTCAATGGTTCTTTTTCTGTAGTCATAAGATATAAGCAATACTGCATCAAACTCCATGACTTTCCACTTCTAGTTCCACCTTGGAATATTCTTAATCTTTTGTCTGAATTGGCTGCCTGATAGAATTGCTTATTACAAAACTCTTTTATTCTTGTTCTTTGTCCTTGGCTGGTGTCCATTCAATTAATCTGGATTTAATATCTCCTTGCACCTCAGTTATATTCTTTTCAACATAACCCCTTCCCTTTCCTTTTGTTTTTAGTAGAAATATTGTTGCTGTAGTGTTACCATCTTTTATTTGCCTGTGTAATTCACTCTCAGCAAAGTCAAGTGTTACATTCTCTAAATCTTCAACATCTCTTTTATATCTGCTATCTTTCCTCATCCAATCATAATGTGTCTTTCTGTTAATACCAACTTCTCTTGCAGCTTTACTTACCACACATAAGTTTTGCTCCAAAGCAACAAGCATTTGCCTTTTTTTATGTGTTACATTTTGTTTACTCATAATGCAAAAATAGACAATTTACTTTTTCTTATTATTTTCAAAGAAATGTAAATTAAGGTCCCAAATCTTATCACTAGCAATTGATTGATTTTTATATGTAATTGGTGATCTGATTATTTGGCCATTGTTATCTACTTCAACATAACATTCCTTTTTATTTCTAATAGGTACAATATAAATTTTAATATTGTTTTCTAAACACCAGGATTTTGCTTCTAAATATTTATTCATTCTATACTTTTATAAATTAAATTTAAATCTTCATGTAATGATTTATTTCTATCAATGGTCAAAGCTAAACCTAATACTAAATAATTTATTGCATCTGCATATCTTGATTCAATAGGTTCTGCTTCTAACATATTTGGATTTTTAGCATGAGTAATTATTGATTGTACTTGTTTATCTAAAAATACAATCCAGCATTGTAATGGATCAATACCAGCTCTTTCTGCTGATGATTTAAAGTTATGTAGAACATCTACATGATTGTTTGTGTATTCTGGCTGTTTTGCATCCATAATACTTTCAGCTAATTTAAATAGCTGTTTTCTAATTTTTGTATAATTTTCTTTGTTCATAATATTTATTTAAAATAATTCTGTTTGATTAACATTTTCTTTTTGTTTTATACCCATCACAGTATTTAATATTGTTTTGCCAGCTTCATAATCAACTAAGTTTCTTGCAATTTTTTGAACACTTTGTTTGCCTTTATATTTTCTAAAATCATAATCATGAAATTCACACCATTTATCAACCTCATTTTTTGATTCCATTATATTACATTTTCTTTCATTTAAATTATTTGGCAATGTAAAGTTTGTCCAATATAAGTGCCTACCTTTTTTTTGAGCTGAAATTAATGGCTCATAATATGGTATTACATTTTCAACAACAAATTTACCTTTAAACCATTTTTGCAAAAACAATATTTCTTGGTATAACTTCATATCAGGATAAACTGGTTTAGTAGTGCTTCTTCTTGCAAATCTTGATCTACTATGTGTTGGACATGGTGGAGATGACCATATAAAGTCAAACTCTTTATAATGATCTAATAAATATTGATGAGCATCTGCTACAATAACTTCATCATTTGGAAATCTTTCTTGATATAATTTAGCTAATTCATCATCCCATTCAACCGCTGTTATTTGATGTTCATTACCCCATTTATATCTATTACCCCCTAAACAAGCATATAAGTTTAATATTTTCATAATTAAAATGGTACTGTGTCTTTATGTATTTCTATTGTTTTTTCTTTATCATCTATTGGCAAATAAATACCACCAGAGTTAAAGTCAGGACATATTTCGGTTTCTCCTAATTGTCCATTTTCTTTTCTTTTTATTTTTTGGAAAGATATTTTTACTACATCTGAACCATATTTAGTTTTTCTACCAATCAATCTATGACATATGATTCCATTAAAACTTTTATTAAAAAAATCAGCAGAACCAGAAATTTGATAAAGATTGGGTATTTTATAAATACCATTTTCTGATTCTATTTTTCTTGGATGTGCTACTAAAAAAAGATGTGTATTAGTTTGCTGGCAAAATTGTGTGATATAACTTAATTGTTTACCAATATAGCTATGATCTCTTTGAGCTGAATGGTCCAACATATTCCAAGGATCAATTACACAAACATTTACACCCTTTTGAAAAACCAATTCTCTAAATGCATCTAAGATACCTTTAAGTGTTAGATTTTCTAAATTAATTTTTATCCAATAAAAATGTTCTTCAATAAAATCTTTAGTGTTATTCAGATCATCAGTAGTACAATTTTTTTTATTTAATTTATTTGCAATCCTTTTTATATGACCTTCATATGGATAACTTTCAGGTGAAAACATAGCACACCTAAAACTATATCTAGTGGCTAAATTACAAAGTACCTGGTCAAGGATGTCAGATTTTCCACTATTAGGGATACCAGAAACCACTGTCCATTCACCAAATGCCATCTTGAAATAAGAATCTGATCCTGGCAAACCAACTGAATAATTGACAATTCCATTTTCATTAAAGTTAATAACATCTTGCCATATGTCATGAACATTCAAAACACCTTCTAATGGAAAGTTTTTAGCATTTTTTATTATGTTTCTAAGTGTTTCTGCACCCTTTTCTATTAATACTTCATTAGCATCTTTAAAATCTTTAAAATCAACATATTTACATCTATAATTTCCAAACCTTCTTGCTAGTTCATTTCTAAGCTGCAAACCAGCATCATCATTATCGGTACAAAGAACTATCTCTTTTTTGTCTTTAAAATATTCCCAACAATTATCTAGGTATTCTAATTTTTGTGAACCTTTACTTGCACCATTAGGAACTGATACAACTGAATATAATCCACATTCATGTAGGGATAGTGCATCCATTTCTCCTTCTACAACATAACATCTTTCAAAATCTTTGATATTATCAATGCCATAAAATATTAATTCAGCTCCAGAAACTAATTTAAAATTCTTTTGGCCATCTCTATATTTTACATTGATTACTTTATTATCTCTATAATAATTAAAGTTTATACATTTTCTTTTGGCCCTAACTTGTGGCATATATTCTAGTGATTCACCAATTTTCCAATGTACTAATGTTGGTTCTGATATTTTTCTATCAGCAAACCATTTAATTACCCTATCAGTTAAATTTACTTTTACCTTTTCTGGTAAAATATATTCTTGTTTTTTCTTAAATAAAACATTTCCTTGCCAACCACAATGATGACAATTATATAATCCTTCATCAATGTTGACAGACAAGCAATCATCATTTTTATTTTTTCTTAAATGACTGCATTTTGGACATTTTGTTTTTATGTTTCCAGATGTTTTTTTGATTTTGATTCCTAAGTTTTGTAACTCTTTTAAATAGCTCATTTTAAATATTTAATTGTTCAAGTGAAATTAAGTTTTCTTTTTCTAAAACATATGATTCAACCCTTGTCATTCTTAAATTATTTTTCCTAAATAACATTTTATTTGTTGCAAATCCTTCAAATCTATATCTTGGATATAAACAACTAAACAAAGCAAATAAATTACATTCGCTTTTTGCATAAGATGGAACCATTAATGGATGATCTGGATTTCTGTTTACTTTTACATCTACTGTCATATTAATCCAATAAGCATCATAATAATCAGTACCAAGTTTTTTACTTGAGTTTTGTATTTTAAAATCAGGAAATAAATTTAATTCTCTACAAAAAATAAATTCAGCTCCAAATCCAACAATGTTAAGTTCTACTTTTGATTCTTTATTGACAGTTTTTAATCCATCCCAACCTGTTTTCTTTTTATTAATATGTCTTTGTTGAGCTGCCAATTCTACAATTTTTTGCTCATATTTATCTAATTTATATACTTTACCTTTTCTCATAATTTATTTTTTAAAAATTACTAGCATACTAGGTCGCATTGCTGGACCTGTTTTGCCATTTATGTCTATAAACTTAATTCTGCCTTTAATAAATCTTAATTCAGCTTTATTATAACAGTATTCATGAAACCATTTTGTGTCTGTATTAGCAAAAACTAAAAAAACTATTAATTCAGCTTTTCCAAATTTTAATTCATGATTTGCTTTTTTTAACCAACCTAAAACATTAGAATATGGAGGATTTACAAAATTTCTTTTTCCCCATTCAATTTCTAAACCATTCCATTGATTAATATCATGTTGAAATGGACATGGATCAAAATCAAAATTAAATTCTTTATTTAACTCATCATATAAATTTTTTGGTGTTTGCCAATGGTCAGTTTTTTTGCTTTGGAATAATTTTATTTGTTGCTTATTCATCTTATAAAATTTTTTATTGTTTCTATTTCATCTCTTTCTAAAATTTGTGAAATATTGTATTCATTTAATTTATCTGTTTTTGTTTTTGCACCCAACCTTTCAACACCATCAGGGTCATTATAAATTACATATTCTACTATGTTTTTTATTTTCCAATAACATGATGGTTTATTATATTTTTTATAATTATCAAAAAACCTATCAATAAATTTTATACCATTTTGATCTTGATTTCTGAGTTTTAAAAGTGAAAGAAAATTGTTTGACCAAAAATCATTATTTCTAGTAAACTTAACTACTAAGTATAATTCACCTAAATCATATTTATCAATTCTTACACATTTATCTAAACAATCAATCCAATTAGCAATTTGAGCATCTGTTTTAGGTTGATATTTATTTGGAAATAAACTTACAAAATGAGGATATGATTCAATGATTTTTTGATTTTTAACATTAATATTTCTTTTATATAATATATTATATATATTATTAATATTACTTTGTGCAGAAAAATCCATGTCTGGTTTTATCGGCTCTGGTTTTTCAGTATTCGGTTTATCATTTAGATAATAATTTATACCCTTAAACTTTCCTTTATCTGTGATCTTTTCTCTAACGATAAATCCATTATTTATAAGCTCATTTAATCTTTTTCTGATAGTATCTCTACCTTCTTTAAAATGATTGGCAATAAATTCTACTGTTATTTTTTGATCTGATTTATGTGAAAACATCCAAGAGTATAAACCTGTAGCACCTAGAGAAATGCCTTTATGCCTATAAATATGTATTGGCACAATTGTATAGTTGTCAAACTTTTTTGGTTTGTAAATTCTATTATATTTCATAAATAGCTAAGATTAGTTTCTATCTACTAATCCTTTAATTTCATCACAAAAGTGTCTAAGCTGGTCATAAGTTTCCTTAAATTCTTGAAATGATATTTCTCTATCATCAAAAATAAACCAAAGCAATTCCATTAATAAATCAAACTCTGCTTCACTTGCTTTTCCAATATACTTATACTCATACTTAAAATTGTCAGAACTTGACTGTGTCCACTTTACTCTTTGCTTTTCTGGCTCAAAATATACCTTTCTAGTTTTTGACATTTTCAAAATAATTATCTATAATTTTAATACATTCATCTTCGTTATTACTCCACAATGCCTTCCATTTCGCATTTTCGAGCCATTTAAGCCACTTTTTTTGGTTTTCGGTAGGTTTATTATACCCAGCTTTTAATTCAATCGCTAAACCATTATAATTTTTATTGGGTGTAAATATCATTACATCAGGTACTCCAGGTTTTGTACCTAGATATTTCATTTTATATTGTTCAAATGGGGACCTTTTACCTTCATTAGCAACATGAGTATATAATGCATTTGGGTATGTATCTTCTAAGTATCTCATTATTCTATTTTGCAATATATCTTCTTTTCCTAAATATTTTGAATATGGGTTTCCCATGCTATAATATAAAAAATTAATCAGTATTTGCAAGAAGATCATTTAATAATAGATTAAAATCTTCTTTTTGAGTTTTAATTTGCTTTTTTAATTTTTCTATTTTTTTTAATCTTTTACCACTCAAAACTAAATAATGATTATAGTTTTTTACCAATTGGTCAATAGTCAAATTAGTTTCTTTTTTCGATATTGAATTTTTTGCAAACAATAAAATTCTTGCAAATTTTTCATTATATATGCCACTTTTAAATTTATCATCTGCTAAAATGTTATCAAACTCTTTTAAAGCATGAATAACAGTAGCATGGCCCTTATTAACTGATTTACCAATTTCGTAGTAACTCATTTTTAAAAGATTTCTACATAAATAATAATAACATGATCTAGCAACTACATAGTCAAATCTTCTTGATTTTAGATCAAGGTTTAAATTAAATTCACCTTCTACAGTTTTTCTAAAAATATTTTGATTCATAATTATATTATTAAACAGCCATCATCTGTCGTTTGGTCCCAACTTGGCCCTGGGATAATACCTGTATTTATGTATGCTTTCCAATCTTTAAAAGCAGATTGCCATAATAATCTGCCTTGTTCAATTTTATCATCACTAATTTTTACAACCTCAATTCTATAAGGTGGATTAGTAGGACAAAGAATAAATCTAAAATCATCAATGCCCAACATATCCATATAAAATGCAGCTTGTATATGATAACCTCTATTATAAATATCCCTTCTAAATTTATTTGGATTTGAGCTTTGACAAGTTTTTATATCAGCAATAAATTCGTTATTATTTCCAATAATGTCTGGTCGAACCCTAACATCAATACCATCATATTTTATATAATGAGATAATTCTATTATACCAGTGCAATATTTTTTTGCAGTTTGATTTTCTTTAAATCTATTATAAACACCCATTACTTTTTCAACTTCTTCGAAACTTAAAGGTATTTTATTATCAGCTTTTTCTAATGCTTCTTTTTTTAATGCAATACCTTCTTTTGTTCTACCATTTTCAATATATGGCATATGATAATATAAATCATCATATATATCAGTTTCAATTAATTTTGCATGAATTGCTGTCCCCAGCTTCATAGCTGGAGTTTCTTTAATTTTTTTACCATTCACTAAATCATCAACACTTTCTTCTGCTATTCTTTTTAAACCACTAGCACTAATGCTTTGATGTGAATGATAATGTTCATTACTATCTTTTTGAACAATGATTTCAGTAATTTTCTCTTTAAACATTTTTTATAATTTTATGTATTAAATATGGCAGAACTAATATTTTACCAACTAATTTAAATAGCTCAAAAATTTCATCAATTTTTTCTGGTGATCTGCCTTGGTTTGATCTATATTGTCTTTTCATAATTAAAAATTTCTTTTAATTTAAAAACTTTTTTTAATATATACAAAAAAAAAAGACAGCTAATTAAAACTGTCTTTCTTTCCCTTCTTGTTTGCTTAAACTAAAATGGGAGATCATCTGGTTGATTTACTGGTGGTGGTGGATTACCAGTAGAAACAACATCATCATCAGATTCTTCTAGTTCTTCTATTCTCCAACCTTGAATAGAATTAAAATATTTTACCTCACCTTTATCGTTAGTCCATTCTTTACCTCTAAGATTAATGTTAATTTTTACCTTATCACCAACTTGATGTTTATCCAATAACGATGTCTTGTCTTGTATAAATTCAAGTAATATATCTTGAGGATATTGTTCATTGGTCCTTATAACCATTTCTCTTTTTCTAAAACCTTTTTCACCATACTCTTTAGTATCGTTAATTAATTTTATTATACCTGTTACTTCCATAATTATTTAATTTTAAATTTATTTTTTATTTGTTCTTTATAAGTGTTCTTCATTCTAAAAGTTTCTAAAACATTAATTGCTTGTGTTTTAGTTGCCTTTAATGTTGCTTGGAATTGGTTTTCATCTAACCATTCTCTAGTGTCTTGAGGTTGATTTTTAACAGCATTTAAAACTTCTTCTGCTGATGCTACACTTGTATCTATTCCTATACCTAAATTACCTAATGCCCTACCAACAGCACTTGTCTCACAGTTTTCAATATGTGATTTTTGATTTATAAATGTAGAGCTTTTGAGTTCTCTAGCAGTGCCACTAGATATTATTGAACCAGATGCATTTAAGATTTCGCATCTAAATTCAACTCTATTTTCATCAATGATTTGACCCTTTGAATTTTTGGATTTAAACCATTCATCTAAAGTTTTTGTTGTTACTAAGCCATAATCTTTATATTTAGGATTTGTCCTAAATTCTTTGATTCTGGTGTTCACCATAACATAGGGTTTGCCCATGTAATTAATTGATTCCATAAATAGTATTTAATTAAATTAATCTTTTTTTTATCTCGAAACCATTGTTTTCCAACATATTGATTTCGCTAATCGTAAATCTTCCAGGATTGTTAATCCTATCTTTTAAGGTTGGTGGTGTGCATTTTAATAACTTACACACTACACTTTTTTTTAACCCTAATCTTTTAAGCTCTTTTTCAAAATAACCTTTAAAAATAAACTTTTCTTCTTCTTTATTCATATAATAAATTTGATGCAAATTACAAAAATATTTTTAAAAATGAAAAATAATTTAAAAAAAGAACCCCCTAGATATAAAATATTAGAGGGTTCAAGCAAACAAAGAAAAGGAAAAACTAAAACTTTATTATAAAATCACTTGCAATATCATCATCTTGATTTGGGACATGCATTACAGTTTGATATACATTTCTTTTAACATTATATTTTATTGAATCAATAATACAACTTACTGGCTCTTGTAAAACCGATGTAGTAAAATTAACCCATATTTTGTTGTGCATACTTACAGGATCATTATCAGCATTGTAAAGAGTGCCTTCATATCTTGTTACAAAACTTCTAAAGTCATTCATAACTTGCTGTGTAGTTATTCTTTCTAATGATTTAACAAAATTGGTTTTATCCCTTGACCTAAACCAATTACCACCAACTTTTGAATATTGCTCATTAGTCAAAATAAAACCATCAGATTTTTTTACACCAGACAAATCACCTGTTCTTTTTCTGATAAATTCTAACAAATCAAATTTTTCAAATAAATCTGTTCTTACATTATTATCATCAATATATTCTCTTTCAAGTATTATGCTATCCCAATGGCAATCTGTAAAACCTGTCGTTGAGCCATTTTGGAATGGATCAAATAAAAAGAAATATAATTGCCAATTACCATTGGGTAAACTATCAATATTAAAATCATAGCTTTTCCATCTGTTATTTGTTACAACATCTACTGTATTTATAGTGTTAGATGTAACCCATGAATTAGAAGAATTTGACCAATATCTGTCGGCAACTGCTGGATCACCAGGAATTACTACAGCAATCAATTTTATTTGAAACCTAAAACCTCTTGCTACTGAATTACTTGACTTAAAAAAATTATTCAATTTTAATTTATAAGCAATATGATCTACACCAGCTTCATCAATATAGGTTGCTAATTCTGCTGTTACACTAGTAGCACCTTCACTTGTTTTAATATTTGTAGATTTTAATGATCTATCACCTTGAAAACTAAAATCACTTACTACAGTGCTATTAGTCAAACTCCAACCATCAGTTCCAAATTCAAAACCAGCATTACCTATAATGTTATTGCTAAAAAATCCACTCATGTTTACAACTTGACTATATTGTTTAAGTGGTCGTAAAAATTCACGATTTAAATCTTGACCTAATGGAATCATATTTGTAGGTGTTGATTTTAAAACATTTACTGTACTTGTAGATTGATAAACACCACTTGAATTATATATATGATATTTTATATCTTCATCATTATTTGTTTGTAAAGATGTAGTTTCTGCTGCTCTAATTCCAGTTGGTATTGTACCACCATTAGCAGTAGATGCAGAACTATCTTTTACTGATTGTTCACTATAACTAGAACAATTAATAATATACCACCTACCATAACTTTGAAATATCCTGGCATTTGTAAACTTCAACATTTGTTCTAAAATTTCTTTACAATTTTTTGGATCAACTCCATCTTTAAAAAATTGTCTTGCTGCTATAAAAGTTTGGTCATAGACATTAAAACCAGTACTTGATCCATCTTCTTGTATATCATTAGATACATAAATATCAAATCCTAGATTTATATTAGCCAACACTTGATGAATATATGTCATAAAAGAACCAGAAGAAGTTAGTGGTTGAGTAAAACCATCTAAACTACCTAAACCATCATATGCATTTATTTTTATTGAAAATGGTTTTGTTACCACAGCTTCATTGAATTGATCTACTAATAACCAACCTTCCCAATATGTTTGATAATTATTACTAGTGTCTTTGTATGAAATTTTGACTTTATATTCTCTTTCATCAAAAGTATAAAAGTCATCATAAGTTACTGTGTCAGTACAATATAAATTTATAGAACAAGTAGAACCAATAATAGGATTATAAAAATCATCATCATTGTTCCAAGTTATCTCAACAGGATTTGAAGTTCCAACAAGTGGTAAAACACTACCAGTATAACCATCTTTTAGAATTTCAACTTTTTTACCTTTTAAGTTATCATCATCAAATTCTAATCTATATTTAACACCATATGCCATTATATAATTCTATCTCTGTTTCTGTTTGCTCTTTGTAATGCTACTACTAAATCTTGTCCTTTTAAACTAAATTCACCAGAAACATTTACTGATTGACTTCTATCACCAATCATTGATTTTAATCTATCTAATGGAGCTATTACCTCAGGGTTAGATCTGGCCCCAGAATACTCTCCGACTAGTCCAAGAGTAGGTGAAGAAACTATACCACCTTTAGCAAATGCAACAGGACCTTTACCCTTAGCTTCACCAATTGCCCTTGCCTTGTTTTGGAATAATTTACCAAGTGCAATTAAAGCAATACCAGCAGCAATAGCACCAAAACCACCTAAACTTTTAAATGCTTCTTTAATCGCTATTAAACCAATACCAATTTTAACTGCTAATTGACCTAACTGAACAGCCATAGTTCCAATACCACCTAACAAGATACTACCTAAACTAGCAACACCTTTACCAGTTCCAGAAATTGCATCACCTAATGCATTACCTAAACCAACAGCCATATTATTTAAACCAGATGTTACAATATTATTCAACCCTTCATTCATCATTTGAGCATTTTGTTGAAATTTTAATGATTTTGCTAATTGTATTTTTTCTGTTTCGGATAATTTTTCTTGCAACAAAATATTGCCTTTAGCAACACTTTCAGCTAATAATGTAGCTGGATCGGCTCCAGTAAATATATTAGCTAAATTGCCACCAAATGCTAAACCAGAAGTATCTAAACTACTAACACTTGAAACTTGACTTCTTTTACTACCAGGTGGATCACTTGGTGGATCAGGAGTTGTTGTTGTGAGTGTTTGTTCTTCTTTTTTAAGTTTTATAAAATCTTCTAATAATTTTATTTGTTGACCAAATACAGTATTTTCTTTTTCTATTTCAGATGCTTTCCTTTTTACACCATCAGCATCTTCTAAAATTATTTTTTTCCTTGCTAATCCAAGTTTATTATTATCCTCTATTATTTTTTTATTAGCTTCAAAAGTTTCAGTTAGTTTAGCTAATTTAGATTCAGCTTCATTTAGCTTTAAATTTTTAATATCTTCTCCAAATGCATCTAACTTTGCAGCATCACTTGCTCTTTTTAAACTTTGTAGCTTAATCACAAGTCCAGCTATGGCTGTTCCCACTAATATAAATGGATTTGCTTTCATAGCTGTTGTTAATGCTATAAATGCAACTCTAACTTTTGGCAAAACACCCAATATAGCAGACAAACCTAAAGACAATTTACCAACAACTATTAATACAGGACCAATAGCAGCAGTGATACCAGCAAACAATAAAGTTATTTTCTTCATAGCTGGGGACATATCTTCTAATCTCTTTGCGAAACCTCTAAAAACCTTTACTAAATCCTTAGCTATTGGCAATAATATTTTCCCAAACTCTACAGCAACATCTTGTACATCTCCCTTTAATCTTCTCATTTGATTTGCAAAACTGTCTTGAGTTCTATCAGCATCTCCGACAGCTTTACTTGATTGTTTTAAAGCTAATTCAAAAGTTAATTGTGCTTTTGTAACTCTATCTAATTCTTTAAAAACTAAACCTTGATCTTCAGCAAATTGTTTTAAATCTGTTTCAGTAATTGCAATACCTAATGACTTAATACTTTCTCTTTCGCCTAACAACGCTTTTGTTAATGCTTGTGATGCTCCTTCTGCACCACCAGAAAAGTTTGTAAAAGATGCAAGATCAACTGCTAACTCATTAACTTGTTTTGATAAGTTTAATGCTTCTGATTCAGCAAAACCAAACCCAACTAATAAATCACCAGTATTACTAAGTAAATCTTTTGCAGCTAATGATGATAAACCAAATGATTCTTTAAATGTTTTTGCTGTAGCATTAGCTTGTTCTTGGATTGAGCTAAATACTGTATTGAATTTTGCATCAGTTTCTTCAAAGTCAGATGCCATTTTAATTGCAGCTCCACCAGCCAAACCTAATGGTAATGTAAACTTTAAGGACATTTCTTGTCCAATCTTTGTTACACTTTTTCCAAATGATTGTAATTTTTTTTGTGATGCAGATAGTGATGCATTTAAAGATGTAGCATCACCCAGTAACCTGACCTTTAAAGATTCTTGAGACATAGAGATTATTTTTTACAAAAATACTAAATAATTATACATCCCATTTTTTTCTGTTCTTATACTTAAGTGATTCATCTACCTTCTTTTTAAATGCTTCAAATGATTCTGATGATGACTTAGGTTTTCCAATACCTAGGAACATATCTTGAGGTAATGGGAAAAGTTTATGTGGAGCAATCATTTGTGATTTCTTTGTGCAATTTACATTATAAATCATAGCACTTAAATATCTAGTTTGTTCCCATTGAAGATTCATTTTTATCATAAAGGATTCTCCAAGTAATTGATTTTCTTTCCAGGTATTGAACCAAAATTCATTTGGATTTATGCCAACCTGACCTATATAAAAATCAAGTAAACTTTCCCAATCAAGTTGGCTATTTACTTTCCCTTTGTAGATTTTTTTACATTTCTATCAATACCCATATTCAAGTCATTACCTAAAATTCTTGATTCTGTCATTGATTGTATTATTTCTTGTAGTTGGTCAGTAGTAAAATCTTCTAGCCACATACCTACAGTATATTCATTGTAGTCAATAGGTTTGTTTTGTTCTTGGTCATTTGCCAATAATCCACAATAAACCAAAGCTCTAATTGTAGTTATATTGAAACCTTTTGTAAATATTTCAGCTAATTCATTTAGCTCAATATCTAACATATCAGTAAAGTTGCACCAGAAATTCATGCTGAAATGCATGGTACGATTTTTACCACCTAACTTAATAGTGTAGTAACCTCTTTTTTTGTTTGCCATAATTTAAGTGTTAAAGGGTGTGATTCCTTACTTCACACCCTATATTAAAATTTTATTAATTAGTTGCTTTTGTAATATTACTTGTAGTTGTAATTGAACCACTGAAAGTAACTGGTGATTCCATTTCACCAGACATTGTAACTGATGATATAAATCCTTTACCAGAATATACTGCATCTCCAGTTTCAGCAGTACCAAAACTCCAATCAAGTTTAGTACCAGCAATTAAAAAATCGGTAGCTTCAATAGCATTGTTAGCATCATCATAAGCAACAAGTCCTTCAAAACTTATTTCTCCAGATTTTACACCAGCAATAACTTCTTGAAAACCTGAACTGTTTTTTGTTGTACTCTCAGGTAAATCACTTGATAAAGATAACTCACATGAAGTAGTGTGTCCACAAATAACAGTTGATCCAGCAGTACCATCTGCTGTGTCAAATTTTAATAATAGGTTTGTTCCATTAAAAGGTCCGACTGTAGCCATATCTTATTTTTTATAAATTATTTAATGAGACAAATATACAAATAAAATAATTATAGATTATTCCAGTTATCAGCAATAGTTTGCCATTGTCTAAATATGTTTTCCCATGTTTGGCCATCAGAAATAGTATAAACACCAGTTAGGTTTATTTCTACATTAAATGTTGTTGCAGTTTCAAATTCTGCTGTTTCTGTAACATTAGAAATAAAACCCTCACCTCTTAAAACTAAATCTGGATCAACCAATTCTTTGACATAGAATACAGCTTTAGTATCTGTAATCATCATATCAACCAGATCATCATATTGTAATGATTCAGAATAATCAGTTAAGCACTCACAGGTTACATTACCTGATTTTATACCAACAATAAACTCTTTGAAACCACCACTATTTTTAGTAGTTGATTCTGGAAGATTTGCATTTATATCAAAACTTACACTTGTAGAGTGTCCAATAACAGTAGTGTCTTTGACTAATAAAAAATTAGAACCATTGACTACTGGCATTACTCATCTTTTAAAGGAGTTATTTCACCAGTATCAATATTTAATGAACCTTTACCATGTTTTTCTTCTATCTCTTTCATTTTGTCCTGTTGATCTTTTTGTGCATCTTGCCATTGACCTACTAATTCAGGTATTGAATTATAAGCAATTACTCTCATTCCTATTTCTTGAGCAATTTGTTGAGGTTTAGCTAATAATTGTTTGAGTTCTTGTAACTCCTTTTCTTCTAGTTTTGCCATTATATATAATTAAAATTAATCCCAATTAGGGTGTAAATAAGTGTCAGTTGGATTTTCTTTTTGTTCAATTTCTGCATAAATAATATCTTGAAATTTTTTAACATCTACAATTGATTCAATCCAGCTAACTACATTCTCTTTTGTCAAATTATCATATTCAATAAATTCTTCATCACTATGTGGTGATAATGTTACAAAATTATATATATCATGATACAAAGTTTTATCAGCATCCTTAACACCTTTATAAATGTAATGAACTGTATGAACCACATTTGATTTACCATCTTGTAGAATTTTGGCATCTAGTTGTGAGATATGCCATGAATATGAAATTGCCATAATTTTTTTTTTACAAATTTAATTAAATATTTTAACAATTGCCACCACCAATTATAGAACCATTGTTTCCTACCTGTATAAATTTACCTGTGGTTGAACCACCACTAGCATATACTTGATAAAAACCAGCAGATGCAACAAGTGTACCTGTTGAATTTTGATAAGCAGTA